TTGCCCAAGCACTGCAACAGCTTGGAATTAGAGTGCATAAGGCTCCTCATAAAGACTTAATCAATGGGTCAACCAACGCCTACCGTAGAATTATGAGAAAGACATTAGTTCATCCAAAAGATGAAATCGTGTCAGTGCAAATGCAGAGGGCAGTGCGTAAGAATGTTGGTGAGTCTTGGAAAATCACAAGAAAAGACTCTATGACAGACATAGATGCAGCATTAGCAACAGTTTTGGCTATCTGGTATGTGGACACACAAATTCAAGCAACTCAGATGGTTTGGTAAAGGAGATACATGGGAATATTTAATAAACTTTTAGGCAGGGAAGAAGAATATATAGAACGCTATGTTCCAGAAGACTTGGAAGAGCGTGGGGCATTTATCCCATTTAGACAACCATTTGTAGTCAATGAAATTACAGCATTACAACTAATTCCAGTTACAAGATGTATATCAGTTCTTGAAACCGCAGCCATGCAGATACCTGTTGAGGTATTGCGTGGTATTGAAAAGGTAGATACTCCATCATGGTTACTAACACCTGATGTTGAGAATAATGTAACTCAGGGTGAATTTATTGGACAAACAATTGTCTCTATGGCTATCTATGGAAACGCATACTGGAAGATTTACAAGGGTGTGCGTGGCATAGCAAGTATGGAGTTAATCCCTGCTCACTGGGTAAACATTGAACAGGACACAAGGGGAAACCTTGAGTACTCCATCAATGGCGTAAAACAAGCCACTGGCACTATTAAGCACCTTAAGTTGTGGTCAATTCCTGGGGATATATATGGACAGGGACCTCTACAACGACACAAACAAATTATTCAATCTGCTAACGACTTGCAGAACTATGCAGACAATTGGTTCAAGATGGCTGCAGTTCCTACAGGAACACTTACTACATCAGAGTTTCTTTCTGCTGATATTGCCCTTGCTAACAAGAAGGCATTTATTGAATCACAGAAGGAAAGAAGCGTTGCTGTTCTCTCATCAGGACTTGCTTATCAATCAATAGCACTTAACCCTGAAGAAGCACAGTTCTTGGCTAACCAGACATTTACTACTCGTCAGATAGCAAACATGTTTGGAGTCCCAAGTATGTACCTTGGTCTTGCAGTAGAAGGCTCAGGTCTTACATATACAAACGGTAATGAAGATAGGCAGAAACTATATGAAGATGGACTACAGCAGTACATAGTCCGTATTCAACAGGCACTTACTGACTTACTACCAAGAGGTCAGAAGGCTGAATTTAATATGACTGGGTTCTTGAGACCTAATGTATTAAATAGATATCAAAGTTATGCAATTGGAATTGACAAGAGATTCCTAACAGTTAATGAAGTTAGAGAGTCTGAAGGAATGCCTCCAATAAATGAAGCAGACCTTCCACCAATTACACAACCAGTAGTGCCAAACAACAACCCTGCACAGGACCCACAAAATAATGTGGAACAACCTGTGAATTAAAATGAGGGTATATGGAGAAAATAATGGAAAATCGTAGTTTTGAAATCAGAGAGACTAATGTAGAAACAAGAGAAGTCATTGGTAGAGCAGTTCCATACAATGATGTAATTGACATTGGTGGGGGAGACAAAGAGCAGTTTGTAAGAGGCTCAGTAGACCTTAACTCACATGTAAAACTTTTTAGAGACCATAAAGAAATCATTGGGAAAGTTAACTCAATGGAAGAAAGAGAAGATGGTCTCTGGATTAAGGCAAAGATTAGTTCCACAAAACTTGGGGATGAAACCCTTGAGTTAGTTAAAGATGGTGCTATTCGCTCATTTTCTGTGGGCTTCATTCCCTTGGTGGATGAGAAGCAAGACAGAACAATCATTCGCAAGAAGGTCAATCTCAAGGAAGTCTCCTTGGTTGCATTCCCTGCTTATGAAAACGCCTCAGTGACTGAGGTTAGAGAAATCAAGGAGGAAACAAATATGGAAACAACAACAACACCTGATTACTCTTCAGAAATCGCTGAAGTGCGTAATCATGCAGAAGAGTTGGAACGCCGCTTAGAAGTTTTGTCAGCAGACAAGACAGAGGCTCCAACTGCACCAAAATTCCGTTCATACGGTGA